GTGGTTTTCGGTCGTGACGCCTGCTTCAGTGAGCATCTTGGCGAGCTGCTCCCGCGCGGCTTCCACCCGCTGATCCGCCTCTTTCTTTTGCTTGGCGATTTCAGATGCAGAGGCTTTCAGGCCGTTGCTTTCTGCTTCCGCCCTGAAGAAATCGTCCAGCAATTCATTGATTGCAGTATCCCAATTATCAGCCATTGCGCTTACTCCTTTCATGAAACGCATCGCATTTCCTGTGGTCATGCGACGAAATGAGGATTGTGACTCCGTGGGCGTCCTTGCAGTGCAGTTGGCGGCCCAGCGGCGTATTGAACGGGACACCGCAGATAGGGCAGGCCAGGGGGTGCTTGCTTGTGCGGGTGAGGTTGGCGGGGGTCATGCCGCTTTCCTCTCGATCTCAATTGCGGCCCACTCACATTGGCGGGCGGTGTCGTAACGATTGAACCGCTTGCTTGCGATTGCTCTGGCCATCATCCACTGGTCATGGATAACGGCTCTCAGGTTCGGGCCTGCTTCCCAGTAGATGCGCTCGATCTCCTGGTAGTCTGACAGCTCTGCGAAGTGGGCTTGCTTGACGCCCTCAAGGCGCTCTGCTGCGAAGGCTCCCTCTATGGCGCGTGACTGGATGGGGCAGCGCATCGGGTGGCGGGATATGTGGGTGTGGAGATCAAGCATCGACAGGCACCCCACGAATGAGCGCGATATGTTCTTCAAGCGTTGGGTGGCGCTGGCTTATGCTGCCTTCGCGGTCGCGCTTATGAAGGATCAGGCGCGAGTATGACTCCTCGTACTCCATCCCCTCATACTCGGCGTCTCTGGTGGCGCGTCCGAACTCAACCCTGATGCAGGCGTCGTGAGCCAGCACAACAATTCGGGTCATCTCGTTGAAGTCAAAGGTTGCGATTTCGTACTTGAAAATTTCACAGCAAACACCATTCCCAGCTGGCTCAGGCTTGCCCATGTGGTGAAATCCGCCACAGATGCGGGCTGCCAGTTTGGCGCACTCCCACTGGTCCTCAGTCATCCACTTTTTGCGATAATATTTTGCATCGTGATCGCTCATGCCGCCTCTCCCTTCCGTTCGTGTTCTTCGGGGATCAGATGAAGCAAAACTTCTCCGTCCTCGTTCAGTACAACTGCCCACAGGGCGTCTCTTCGTGTGACGGCGAACTGGGCCGCACTCTCAGCCTTGTCGAGTTGGTCAGTAGACCGCTCCATGTTGAAGCCGAGATCGTATCTCGCGATGGTGATGTAGCGTTGCATCAGGCGGCTCCTTTCAGCTTGCGCGCCTCGGCGCGGTCCATTGCGGTGCCATCCATCCGCGCCTTGTGACGCTGGTATGCTTCCTCTTGGGTCTCGCCCTCGCGGGTGAACATGTCATAGCGGCTCATGAAGCGGGCTAGCTGATCGCGCTGACGATCGGTCTCCTCGGCGCTCGGAAAGCGCGGGGGGCGGCTTTCATAGGGCTGGGAGCCCTGTCCGTAATCCGTCACGCTGTCAGGCAAGCAAGGCCCGTACAGGTCCGACGCGCCGAGATAGGGAAAGTCATTTGCCATTGGTGTCTTCCTCTGTTTCGATGATGGGGTCAGGCGGCTCAGAAGGGCACGAGACGATGGTCGTCGGCCTGAGCGGCGGGGACCTGACGGACGCTTATAAAATCGTAGGGGTCGCCTATGGCCCGCGCCTGACGCTCGCCCCACGCCTCAGCTTCAGAGGCATTCAAAAAGTCGCGGTCCAAAAACTGGTGTCCGATAGTACCAGCGGGGGAGATGATGCTGATGTCGAAGGTCATTGGTGTCGTCCTCTGTTTCGATGAGGAGACCATAGCGAAATGCTATTATGCTGGCAATAGCAAAATGCTATTTTTTTGGCCGAATGTGCCCGGCCATAGCAATTACGGTTGTTTGGGGCGCTTACTTGCGAGCCGCGACGAACCGGGCGAAGTCGGCAACCTCGCGCTTCTTCTCCGGTGTCAGCATCTTGAGTGTCACGTCATCAACGAGGCCCTCAATGGAAGTCATCGGGCCTTCGCCGGTGAGCAGCCATTGGATAGATACCGCATACTTCTTGGAATATAGAAGCAATTGTTCCGGGCTTACACCCCGGCGGCCTGCTTCCTGGTCCCTTACGCTTTGAACGTGCACTTTGGGGCGGGCATCTGCTGCGGCCTGCGCAGTCTCGTACCCGGCGGATATACGGGCCTCTTTCAAGCGAGCCCCAATTATGCGGTCAAAGTCTTTATCTGACATGCCGCTTCCTTATCACCAAAAAACATAGCATTGCGCTATTGCCTACAAAATAGCTATTTGCTATGTGTTGGCTATGAAACACCGTAGCCATGAAACAATCTTGTCTGAATTAGGCAAGACTTATGCCGAACAAGCCGCCGCGATTGGCTGCGGCTGCAAGGATCATCAGGTCAGGGATTGGGTGCGCCGCAAGGGCATACCAAGAGAGTGGCTGCAACCCGTTGCGGACGCTCACGAGACAGCAACACTTGAGGAGCTTCTGGCAACCGTCACGGTTCGCCCTGAGCCGCAACAGGGGGCCGCGTAATGTCAGGCCCGCAATCTCGTGATGTTGGATTCTTCGCTGGCCTCAAGCGCCGCTTCCTCAATCTCGGCGCACGCCTGCAAGACACGCAGGGCGGTGATCTTGGCCGCCGAAAGGGTGACGGCGCGGCCATGAGATTGCTCAATGATGGTTTCCCCATCATCGGCGTACCGGGTGTAAGTCAATCGAACCAACCCGTTTCTGGCGATCACCTTCGCTGGGCAGTCCATGATAATCTCCTTGTAGTCCGGCATAATTCCTCCCGTTCATCGTTCCCCAAATGTTCACCCTCTCGTTTTCGATTGATAGGACCATGTTCCTATTTTTTCAAGGGTGCAATTAACTATCCAAGCGCAACGTTAACCGTCACGCAACCGTCAACATACCGGCGGTACGTAAAAAGTGCGCGGCGTAACCCTTGGGGGGTATGCCAGCCATGCTGATCCCCCTGATCCGCCTCTCTCTCCCATCCTCCCACTGCCGCTCCCACTGGCTGTACCAAGGCTTGGTCACGCTCTGCTTCACGCTGTGCGCCATGTTCTGGGCTGGCGTGGTGCTGGTGCTTCCGCTCTTGCGGGTAGGGGGCGCGTGATGGCTGCGTGTCGTTGTTCTGAATCCAAAAGGCCGACGTTCGGCAGTATGCGTCCAGGCTCAAACGAGCGGCCTAGACAGTGGTTCGTCCTCATCAGGAACGAGCGCCACTATGCGTCGTCAAGGGGTTCTCACTGGAGCGACTACAGCCTTGTGCAGTGCCGGGTCTGCGGATGCCAATGGAGAACAAAGGCCAAATATCAGCTTGAACTTCAAGACTGCGAATACTGGCCGCAACGTCTCGCGCCACAAGCTCCCCCTCTCGAAACGGCAGGGGGCTGACATGGGGCGGGGGACGGAGACAACCGCATGGGCCATCCTTGCCCGCAAGCTGATCGCTCTTGAAGCAAAGCATCATGCGCCCAAGCCGGCATGGGGGCGTAGATGACATTTAGCTCGCTCCCAATGTTCGCCTATGGCCTGATCATGGCTGACCCGCCGTGGCAGTTCGAAAACTGGTCGCGTAAGGGCGAACACAAGAACGCGGCGGCAAAATACGACTGCATGCCGTTGGATGACATCAAGGCGATGCCGGTCGGAGAACTGGCAGCTGGTGATTGCGTCCTGTGGCTCTGGGCTACCAACCCGCTGCTTCGGGAGGCGTTTGACGTAATCGACGCATGGGGCTTCCGGTATGTCACAGCCGGCACATGGGTGAAGACCACCAAGACCGGAAAGCTGGCCTTCGGTACGGGGTACCGTCTGCGTAGCGCCAATGAACCGTTCCTGATCGCCACCAACGGAAACCCTGAAACCGCCAAGAACGTGCGTTCCGTCATCATGGCGGAAGCGCGAGAGCATTCTCGCAAACCTGACGAGGCGTTCTCCGCTGCCGAGGCCCTCGTGCCGAACGTACGCCGCCTGGAGCTGTTCAGCCGCCAGTCCCGCGAGGGCTGGGACACATGGGGCAACGAGTCGACCAAGTTCGATGAGGTGGCGGCATGACGGACGACACCTGGCACTGCCCTGAATGCCGCAAAGCCCACGTCTACCAGCTGGCAATCACTCAACAACAAGGAGAAGCAGCGTGAGCGACGATGAATTGCGGTCAACGATTGCGTGGGCAAACCGGTCTCTGGATTCAGTCAAAGAGCGCATGTGGGCCTACGAGGATGCCCTGAAGCTGATCGCTGAGGGGGGGTGCGAGCGCCACACGTCCGGCAGCTGCCGCGATGAGAACTCCGGCTTGTTTCGACAATCACCGTATGGGGCATTCAAGTGGTGCGATGCCTGTGTGGCAGCAGATGCGCTGGAGCGCAAGTCATGACCCGCCACACCCGCCCTTCCTGCCCCTACGACCGTTCCGGATGCCCTGAGCAGCTTTGCTTAAACTGTGAAACAGCCACCAAGACGCGCGCCTACCTCACAGCCCTAGACCACCGCGAAGCTCTCGTTCGAGGCGCTGAACGATACGACCGCAATGCGCGGATGCCAGCCACATTCAAAAACAACAAGGGGGTATATTGCTGATGAGTAGCAAGTATTCAGACGACCTTCGAGCGTTCGTGTTCCAGGAGCATGACGCTGGCAAGAAGGCCCGCCACATCTTCGAGCAAGTCATGGTCAAGTGGCCTGACTGCGGTATGCGTTCCAGTCACTCTGTCCGCATGATGATCGGCACCCGCAAGCAGTTTATGTTTAGCCAGGGGCCTCGCGCAGAGGCTGCGCCCATCACTCTTGCTGGTCCTGAATGGTCTTGGCCGGAGGAGGCAGCATGAACCTCCACGCCATCGACTTCAAGCCGCACCTCCTATTCCCGGAAGTCCACTGTGGGCGCTTCGACACCACTGACGGAATGCGGATTCACATCAGCTACGAAATGCGCGGCTCCAAGAAGGTCAACTGGCGTCTGCGCTGGGGCTGGACCGACCACATGCGCAAGTTCGGAAACTATTGCGACTGGACCTTCAGCGACAAGGTTTCGCGCGAAGACGTCTCGAAATTCATACGCACAAAGCTCCGAGACAACTGGTTTGAGGAGGCGTGCGCATGACCCATCCGCCGACTTTCGAGCCTATCGGGGACATAGCCCGACGCATTCAAGAACAACTGGACGAACACGAAAAAGCTGGGGACGACAATGACACAGACACTGCCGAACAATCTGAACGCGGAAGCAGCACTCCTCGGCGCGATCCTGTTCGACAACAATAGCTTCTACGAAGTCGCAGCAAAACTGGAAGTCGAGGACTTCTACTCGCCGCTTCATCAGGAAGTGTTCAAGATGTGCGCGCAATTCATCCGATCCGGGCGTGTAGCAGACGCTGTGACGCTGCTGGAGCCCCTGAAGGGGTCTGAAGTGCTGGACGGGCAGGGCATGTCTGCCGGGACGTTTCTGGAGTACCTGACGGACGCCACGGCGTTCGGCCCTGAAGTCCCTGACTACGCCAGCATGGTTGCTGACATGTCGGTGCGTCGCAAGCTGCTCGGCATGGCGCAGGAAGTGTCCAGCCTCGCCCAGTCCGGCAATGGCGAAGACACGCTGAACCATTGCGAGGACAGCCTGCAAGGGCTTCGGTCCCGGATGCTGGGAAATGCGCCTGTGGTATCCGCCGCGGACAGGCCGGAAGATATATTCGCAGAGTCTGACAATGCGGTTCTGATCCGCACGGGCATCACCGATCTTGACCACAGCCTGAAGGGCTTCGAGCGGGGCACGCTGTCAATCCTGGCGGGGCGTCCCGGCGTAGGGAAGTCCGCGGTTGCTGTCTGCATCGGGGCAAACATGGCTGCCGAGCAAAGCATTGGCTTTGTTTCCGCGGACATGAAGGCCATCGAACTCAAGCGCCGATTGGCTTGCTACATCAATTGGCAGAACGGCGTGTGGACGCCGCAGGTGGGGGACATGAAGTCGCCCGGCATGATGAATGCGGAAACCCGTGACAACCTCATGGCGGCTCTGGAAACGCCACAGGCGCGCAATTTCCTGCTGAATGAGCGGCACGGCCAGACAGTGGCTGAGGTCAACACCCAGATCCGGGCATGGAAGAACCATTGCGCCCGCTGGGGTATGCCGCCCCTTGGTGTCGTGTTCATTGACCATATTGCGAAAATCGCGCCGCGGCAGCGCTGGAGCAACCTCTACGAAAAGACCAGCTTTGCCTGCAACGAGTTGCTGGATGTCGCCAAACAGCACCCGGACATCGCCATCGTTGCGCTGTGCCAGCTGAACCGCGAGACCGACAAGGTAATGCGCCGGCCCAAGATGAGCGACCTGCGCGACTCCGGAAAGATAGAGGAAGACGCTACGGCGGTCATCCTGCTGCACCGCGAAGATCACATCTGGGAAGAGATCGCCAACAACGATGCCCTCCCAGATGAGGAGCGACAAGCGGCCTCCAAGGAGCTGTTGCGGTGCCGCGGCATCATTGAAGCGGGCATCGCCAAGAACCGGAACGGTGAGAAGACGACCGTCACGCTACGGCACAGCATCGGCTCCAACATCATCCGAAACAAGAACGCCAACCTACGGAGTGTATCATGAGCCAGGCTCGCTATTCCATCATTCCAACCGCGGTACTCGAAGATGATCGAGTGACTGCCCAGCAGCTTCGTATTCTGGCGACGCTTGGGTCGTTCATGGGTAAGGACAATGAAGGGTTTCCATCCCAGTCCAAGATCGCTGAACGCGCAAAATGTAGCCGCCAAACAGTCAACAAGGCGCTGCGTTGCTTGGCCGATTTTGGGTACATTCAGGTCATTGGACGGACACGCGGGGGGCTCAAGCGCGCCCTTCGATACCGAGTAATTCTCGATGTCAATTTAAGCGACATCGAGGCTGAATCCCCAATGTTTCCGGATGTCAAAAAAGGCGACATCGATGTCAAGGAAGTAGACAACGATGTAAACCCAGAGGGCGACAACGATGTAAACCCCATGGAGTTGACAGCTAAAGAAGATACCCAAGAGAAGAAGCCCACACCAAAGCGCGTGTCTCCAAAAAAGGTTTCAGAGGAAATCCTGAGCCTTCTCCCGAAAGCCAAAGCCCGGATGGCTCCACGGGACAGTCTTCCGAAGGTCGTGAAGACGATCCTCAACCAGACCGATGAACAGACGCTACTGAGCGCGGTGAAGGCCTGTTACTCCGATCCGAAGCATACCGCGGAAGATGGCCAGTATGCTCCATCGATTTATTCCTGGCTCAAGAACGGCGTTTGGAAGAACTGGGTTGGCGAGGCCAAGCAGAACTCGACCTTGACGGAAGAGGACTGGGCCGCGGCGTTCCGGATCTACGTCGAGGGGGGCGGTTGGCCGATCACGGCATTTTCGCCCGCGCCTCATGAGCCCGGCTGCACAGCCCCGGCCAAGATGCTGAGGCACGCAGCCAAACTGCTCGCAGGATCACCCGCCGAAAAAGGCATTCTGAAAAATCTGGAAATTGGAGAGGCGGCATGAGCATCTTTGCGCACTCGCACCCGAAAGGGACGATCCATGAGACAAGGGACCGCTTTGCACACGTCAGGGCGGTGGCTGAAAGCCCTATTGAGCGAGCTCTTGCTGAGGAACTGCTGGAACAGTGGCGGTTCTGCCTTATCCCGAATGACAGCTTTTACGACTGGGAGCCGAGCTCCTGTGAGGCGGCATTCGTGCTTCAGCTGAAGGTGGGCCGCTATCGGCTTGATATGGCTTTCAGGCTGATTGGCCATGACGGCAGGGAGCACCTTGTCGCTATCGAATGTGACGGAAAGAAATTTCACGAAACCCCCGAGGCCGTAGAGCGCGATTCTGCCCGCGACGCATTCTTGAAAAGTCGCGGCTGGCAGGTGTGGCGATATCCTGGGTGGTTGATCCACTATGCCGCCAGCGAAGTCGCTGACGAGATCGAGCGAGGGCTTGAATCTCTTCGCCACAGCCAAGAGCCGGACCTTGTCTTCTCCAAGAATCACATTCGCAAGCCTGCAATCATGCGGGATTACGAGATCGCATTCTACGCATACCGCGATTGCGGTGTCTGGCCAGCTCACCTCGGGGAAAACCCGGAGCAGCGCGGATGGGAGGACATCCACGACGTAATCAACGATCCAACACTACAGGAGAGAGCCGCATGACCCGCCAAGCCGCACAGGCCCCCTTGCTGAAACTGATGGAGGAAGCAGCGTGAGCAACCCGAAACCACAATTTGGAACCGACACAAGCAGAATAGGAAATCGCCTGATGGAAGCCGCGCCATGTTCTACAGGGTACAGAGACGAGCCAACCGCAATGCCCGCAAGCTGGGCTGTGATGGGGGACATGTTCCAATCGGTCCCTGAGACCACGCATATGATTCCATCGGGTTTCTATTCGTGCCAGCCGACCCAGCGAGGGCCAATGCTTCGGCGCATGAATATCGATGTGGATGACCTGATCGACCTTCCTGACCCTACCACAGACATGCTCCTGAAGGAATTTGTCACGTTCTGGCAGAAGGCTGAAAAGTATGCCGAGCGCGGCATGTCGGCCAAGCGGGGGCTTTTGCTCTGGGGGCCACCCGGTTCCGGCAAGACCAGCGCCGTTCAGAAGATGGCTACACATATGATGCGTGTCCTTGAGGGCATTGTTGTTATGGCCGGTGAGCCGGATACCACATCCACGCTTCTACATGACCTTCGGGCCATTGAGCCAAAGCGGCCACTCATCGTGGTCTACGAGGACATAGATGCACTGGTTGAGCGATATGGTGAGGCGCAATTCCTTGCGATGCTGGATGGCGAAAAACAAATCGCCAATGTTGTGAATGTTGCAACCACGAACTACCCGGAGCGATTGGATCGCCGCTTCGCGGATCGCCCCGGTCGGTTTGATCGCGTACAGTATGTTGGCATGCCGCTAGCGGCGGCCCGCCGGGCATACTTCAAGGCAAGGCTGCCTGATATTTGCGAGCAACGTCTGGAACGCTGGGTATCCAAGTCAGAGGACTGGAGCATCGCCCATCTGAGGGAGCTTGTCGTTGCCACGGAAGTTCTCGGAGACGAAGACGCAGAGACCATTGAGCGCGTCGATGGCATGCGGGATCGCCCAAACAGCGAGCAAGAGCCGGGGCGAGAGCGCTTCGGGATTGTCGCGTGACCCCCACCGAAGGAGACCCCCAATGACCCAATGGTATGCATTCAGTTGCCGGGCGGGAGGGTGTTCATGAAATACTTCCTCTCATTCCCGACCCTCATAATCGCGATGCTGCTCTATGTGGCGCTTGGCGCCGGGGGCTCGCTCGATCGCGATTTCTTCGGCTGGACCGTCCCTTCTGGTGACGTGACCACCGGCTCGGCCAGCGAGTTCATCATCCTGGTGGCCATCCCGCTGTTCGTCATCGAGACATGGAAATCAACCAGCATCGGAGCGCTTGGTCTGATTGACCACATACTCAGCATGGCGCTCGGCGTCATTGCGCTGATTGCGTACATGACCGCGCCTGCGTTTGGCACCATCACCTTCCTGATCCTGACGGCCATGCAGTTTGCGGACGTGGCCGCCGGCGTAATCGTATCCATCCGCGCAGCCCGCCGAGATTTCGGCATCGAAGCCTAGAGGAATATCCACATGGAACAAAAAGACCTGAACCATTACGCCCGAGAACTGGGCCTGAAGAAAGTCGCAGAAGATGCGGCGTTCAAGACGCTGGAGGTGTCAAAGGCTGCGGCTGATGATGCCCGAGACGCCCGCATTCGCGCCGAGGAGGAGCTGGACATGGCCACGGCTCGCGTGAAGGACGGCCTGCCAGCCGATCTGGATGTGAACCCAACAGACGACGCAGCCGAGATCGAAGCCATCCTGAATGACGATGAGCCGTTTGAGGGCATTGCTGCGGAAGCAGAGGCGCAGCACTCAAATCCGTTCTTGTCCAATTTTACCGACGCCTGACGTCCCCTGGCGTTCGGTAAACCCCCAGCCAGCAGACCGCCCCCGCTGGCTGGGGACCTTCACGGGGCTGGGAGTGGGAAGATGACAGTAATTCAGATGGCCGTAGCGGCTGACGCGATCCTGAAGCAGATATGCGAGTCTGCCGGGCTTCACCCCGAGGATCTGAAAGGGCGCTCACAAGAGCCGACCGTTCAATACTGGCGCCGTCGCGCCTATCTCGAAATCATCGAACGCAAGAACTGGTCAGCCCGGCGCACTGCGCACTTCATGGGCAAGCGCAACCACATGCAGGTGACCCGTGCCCTTCCGCTGGCAAGGCGGGAGCGGGACAATGAGCGCAAGGCCCGCACTGATCCGCAATTCATCCATGAGCTGGAGGCGCAAATCCGGCGCTTGTCTGGAACAAACCTCGCTCTCGAAGTCCAGCATTCACTGAACATACCACTCTGGCAGGCTATATTCCTGAGTATTCTGATGGAGACCTATCCGCGTGTTTGCGCCGTATCCGATGCCTGTGAACTCTATGACGAAGCCAGTGAGCGCCTGTCCTATGGCACAAGCGGCGGCGTCAGCGATGACCAGGCCCGTTTGTTTTCCTCTCGCATCAACCGGCACTTCCCCTCGATCGGTCTCCCCAAGCCTGTCATCCTCGCCAATCGCGCGCTTGTCCTGTCGGATGATATTGCGCCGTGGCTTCACAACAAGTTTGGCAAGCCCGTCTCCCTGCCATCTGCACAAAGGATGACCGGATAATGAAACACTCCCGCCTCCTCCTTTCTCGCGACCATGCCGGGTCGGTTGAGCAAATGGGTGTCCTGCCATCCTCCGAAGGTCAAATCCGTAGGGGCGCGGAGCATCGGTGCATATGGACGGTCAAGGACACCAACCCGGCAATTTTCACGAGGTTCCCATGCTCCACCTGAACAACCTCCCCACTGAGCCCCACCCGGAAATCATCAACCGCACGGTCTCTGCCTGCCATCCTCCGCTCGGCTCCCATAACCGTGTTGTCGAGCGCTTCGGCAATTTCGTGAGGGACTACATCCGCGACCTCTACCACCGCGCCTTCATCCAGATCCGAGACATCGACCTTGAAGCCGCAACCTATGAGCACGCAGAGAGCGATACCTCTGACCCGCCATTCCCGAACGGTTATCCCGTCATCGCTATAAGCTTCAACCACTGCACCGTCGCCGTTGTCGGGCTCACCTTCAACGGAAATCAGTGCGCCATGAAGCGCGCCCGCACCAAAGGCTCAAAACTGCTGATAGGGGAGCTGAATTGATCATCCCTCATATCCTCACTGCATTCGCATTCAACCAGGCCCTTACCATACTGGCCCTGCCGATCGTCGCTGTTCTTGCCGCAAGGAGTAGATGGGATGGCTGAACCTCAGTTCTCCCCCCTCTGGGCAATCATCGGACCCAAGGGCGAAATCTTCCTCGACACGATAGCCGGAAGACGAAAGGACGCCATTGGCCTGCACGTCACACGAGACAACAGGACAGAGTTCAATCCGCCCCTCGATGAACTCAAGAAGCTATGGACCCCCGAACAGCAACGCGGATGCTCCGCACGCAAGATACAGTTGAAGGTGCTGTGATGGCTGACATACTCAAAGCGCTCGATGAAGCGGACATTCCTGCTGAAGACCGCTTCGGCACAGTCCGCGTCACCCCGAAGGTCTATAACAGCCTTGCCGAACTCATGGGATGGCCAAAGGTCCGCAGACACTATCGAGACGAACTCAAGGACTACATGGAGGCAAAGCGTGGCTGACCTCTCAGACCAGCACAAGAAATTCGGCCGCCTGATTGTCGTAGACGGCATGAACCAGGGCGACGCCTACATTGCTGCTGGCTACAAGGCGAAGGATGCGGCAGTTGCGGGCGCAGCAGCAACGCGCCTGTTAAAGAATGTTAAGCTGCAGCGATACATGGACGATCTTCGCACCGAAGTGCGCAAGGAAGCCGTTCTCGACGCCGCACACTTCGCCAAAAGACTTGAGCGTATCGCGGCAGCCGCAGAAAAAACGCTCTTCTACGAGCCTCCTGAGGGCGATGAGGGGCAAGAGGGCTCTGGTGTCATCTCCGTTACGCCAAAAGAGGCGGCGGAAATCGCCCGTTCTTGTTCGATGGACGCGGCCAGACTTCTTGGTGAACTGGTCCAGAAGTCAGAAACGACGGTCATCACCCACGAGGAACGCCTCGCCGCTGCACGGGAGAGGGTGAATGCCGCTCGACAGCGCCCAACAATTAACTGACGACGAGTATGACGCCATCCTGATGGATGATGAGCTGTACTTCGAGTCGTGCCTCATGATCCGGACGAAAAGCGATGGGCTTCAGCCGCTCAAGCTCAACTCGTCCCAACGGTATGCGCATGAGCGTATCGAGGAGCAGCTTCGGGAGACGGGGCGTGTTCGCTGTCTGGTCCTGAAGGGGCGTCAGCAGGGCATCTCTACATATGTCGGTGGGCGCTACTACCGGAAGGTGTCAACATCCAACGGTGTGCTGGCCTACATCGTGACCCATGAGGACGCGGCAACTCAGAACCTTTTCGGCATGACTCGCCGCTATCACGAGAACAACCTGCCCGACTTCAAGCCGGAAACCGGCATCGCAAACGCGAACGAGCTGAAGTTCTCCAAACTGGACAGCGGGTACAAGATCGCCACAGCAGGCGCACGCACGGCTGGCCGATCGTCCACGATCCAGTTTCTTCATGCATCCGAGTTCGATTTCTGGCCAGATTCCAGCGCGGCTGAGGTGTGGAAAGGTCTGGCCGAGGCTGTACCTGATGAGGATGGCACGGAAGTCATCATTGAAAGCACTGCCGACAAACCAGGCGGGCGCTTTCATCGGGCGTGGAAGGCAGCCAAGCGCGGTGAATCGGGCTACATGGCGTTGTTCATCCCGTGGTTCCTGCATGAGGAATACCGCAAGGAACCGACCAAAGGCTGGGTTCCTCCGCTATCCTTCGAGGAATACATGGTCCTGCATGGTCTCGACATGGATCAGATCTATTGGGCGTGGGACAAGAACCGCGCAATGGCCATGCTGGAAGGGCTTGGGTCCGATGAGTTCTGTCTTGGCTTCAAGCGAGAATATCCAGCCACCGACGATGAGGCATTCGAGGAGGCAGGTGATGAGCTAACGCGCGCTATCCCAATGGCGTGGATCAAGGCTGCGCAGGCCCGATGGATCGCGAACCGGAGTGTGCCCAAGGGTCCGATGACTGGCCTGGGGGTTGATGTTGCGCAGGGCGGGCCAGATAAAACGGTCGCTACACCGTGCCACGGCATTCGTCTGGAGTATCCTGTTGAGCTTCCCGGCTCCTTGACGACTGACGGTCCGTCTGTCGCAGGCATGGTTGTTTCTGTGGTGCGCGACAATGCAACAATTGGCATTGATCTTGGTGGCGGCTGGGGCGGTGATGCGCACACCCACCTCAAGAAGCATCTCGATATGCCTGTTGCCGGCATCAACCCTGCTGCTGGGGCGCCGGGCAAGTCCAAGCATGGTGGGTATGAGTTCAAGAACATGCGGGCCTATCTCTTCTGGCATTTCCGCGAGTCCCTGAACCCGATCACGGGCGACAATATGGAAATACCGCCCGATGATGAATTGGCGGAAGACCTTGCCGCTGCGACTTTCGAGATTACCCGGCAAGGCGTCCTGATCGAGAAGAAGGAGGATATCAAGAAGCGTCTCGGCAGATCTCCGGACAAGGGCGATTCAGCACTGCTCGCATGGTACGCGGCAGAGCCGTCAGTTCGCCAGCGGGTACGCGATGAGCAGAAGAAGGCGGGGCATTCACCCCCGGTATCTCTCCCGGCCCGTAAGGTGAATGGCAGGAGGTAACCTGCCCCATGTCGTTCATGAAGCCCAAGGTGGTCGCATCGCCACCGCCCCCACCACCACCGCCCCCTACGCCGATTCCTGACGAGACGGACCCTGATGTGCGGGAGGCAGAAATCGAACTGCTGCGCAAGAACAAGAAGAAAAAGGGCCGGTCATCCACATTGCTGGATGGCGCGCTTGGCTCTGGTGATTACGGGCCTGTGCAGGCACAGAAGGCGACGGTGCTTGGATGAGCAGGTATTTCACGAAATCCGCAGTGATTGTCACGCCCGACCCGAGCGACTCCGGCCGCCCGATGGATGTCTATGACGATACTCGATCCATGACGGTGCATGAGGATGAACTGGAAACATGGACCGGCCTGCTGGATGCAAAGGGGCGGGAAATCCACCGCTCTGAGCGTGTCGCAATCGGATTCAGGCTGGACAAGGCGTAATGGCATATACCGCGACAGTCGACGCGCCAAACGAGGAGCGCCCGGTTTCCATATCGGGCCTCAAGGCGCGTGTGGACGCATCCAAGAAGCAGCATGAGCGCGCCTTCGGACGGCAGAAGATATACCTCAATCTCTGGCAGACCCAGGCTGAACTGTTCTATCCCGAGCGCGCTGACTTCATTTCCAACTTCTCCGACGCACAAGAGCGCTATGAAGGCGTGCATTCGTCTGTTCCGTCGATGATGCGCCGTGACATGGCCCGCAATCTCGGTGCAATGGTTCGCCCCCGTGGCAAGGACTGGTTCCGATTGACCGGCGGCATGGGCTCCAAGCTGGACCATGAAAGCAAGACATGGTGCGAGGATGCCACCCAGACGCAGCGCAAGATCCTCTATGAGCGCAAGGCCCGGTTCACGTCTGCAATGGCTGAATCCGATGATGACTATGTGACCTTTGGCAACGCGGTCATCGTGCACGGCCAGCGCGCTGATGCGTCCGGCCTGATGTTCCACTGTATGCACCTGCGAGACAGCGCATGGAGCCGCAATGCCGATGGTGAGATCGATGTCCTGCACCTGAAGCGCAAATGGACGCTTCGCCAGGTTGTCGCCAAGTTCGGCAAGGACGCGCTGCCCAAGGAGTGGCTGGACCTCTGGAACCAGGACAAGTACGAAGAAGAGGTGATGCTGCACACCAGCGTTCGCCCTGTCGATGACGCCAGCTACACCGCTAATGAGCGCCTGCCCAAGTTCGCAACATTCTGCCAGCTCTGGTGGGCGGCGGATTGCTCCAAGGACTATGAGTTGGGCGAGAGTTTCCTGTATTCCAAGCCGTTCCTTGTCCGCGAATGGATGAGCGTTTCAGGCGAACAATATGCCCG